GATGTGTGCACAGAATCTGGGATAGGGGGTCTGGATCATGGGGCGTACCGCGCAGCCCGCCGGCCTCAAGTTGATCAAGGGGCGGGGCGAGGGCAAGGACACGGCGGGGCGGCCGGTCAACCCGGGGCCGGCGTTCAAGCGGGTACCGCCGGAGGCTCCGGAGTGGCTGACGGATGAGGCGCGCGCCGAGTGGGACCGGGTGGTACCGGGGCTGACTCGGCTGGATCTGCTGAAGCCCGAGGACCGGGCCGTGCTGTCCAGCTACTGCGAGACGTGGGCGGTGTTCGTCGAGGCGACGCTGACGGTGCAGCGTGAGGGGCTGACGATCGAGGCGAAGCAGGGCACGCTGGCGCATCCGGCTGTAGGCATCGCGCGTGCGGCCGGGCGGGAACTGCGCTCCCTTGCCGCTCACTTCGGCCTGACCCCCTCGACGGAGCAGGCCCTGGCGCGAGGGGCTGACGATGGCGACGAGGAAGAGAACCCCTTCGCGTAAGCCGCCGGCTGCGTACCTGGACGCTGCGCTGCTGGAGCGGTTGAAGCTGTCGCCTGAGGTCGCCTGGTACCTGGCGGAGCGGGGGATCCCGCTGCCGGACTGCGCGCCGCTGATCAAGACGCCGGAGCCGCGAGAGGTTCCCGGAGCTCGGTTCGATCCGGGCCGCGTCGACAAGGTCATCAAGGCGTTTGGCCTGCTGCGCCACACGCAGGGGCAGTGGGCGGGGCAGCCGCTGCGGCCGGATCCGTGGCAGGTGGCGTACATCCTGGCCCCGGTGTTCGGCTGGGTCGTCTGGGATGACGACGCGGGCATGTACGTGCGGATCATCCGTGAGCTGTTCGTGGATGTGCCGCGGAAGAACGGCAAGTCGACGCTGGCTGGTGGCATCTCGATCTATATGACGTGCGCGGACGGGGAACCGGCCGCGCAGTGCATCACCGCGGCGACGACGAAGGAACAGGCCGGGTTCGTGTTCGAGCCGGTGCGGCGGCTCGCGGAGTCGGCGCCGGCGTTGAAGCGGCATGTGAGGCCGATGAAGGGGATCATCCTTCACCCGAAGTCGGGCTCGTACTTCAAGCCGATCAGCTCGGTGGCGGGTGCGCAGCACGGCGCGAACCTGCACAACGCGATCATCGACGAGCTGCACGAGCACAAGACGCCCGAGCTGGTCGAGACGATCGAGACCGGCACGGGGTCGCGTCGGCAACCGCTGATCGTCATCATCACGACGGCGGACGCGGGCAAGAAGGAGTCGATCTACGGCCGGAAGCGGGACCGGATCGAGCAGCTGGCCCGCGGGGTGTTCACGGCCCCGTCGGTGTACGGCGTGGTGTTCGCGGTGCCGAAGGATGCCGACCCGTACAGCGAGGGGACGTGGAAGGCCGCGAACCCCGGGTACGGGGTGTCGCCGACACGCTCATATCTGGCGGCCCGCGCGGACGAGGCGAAGCAGAGCCCGGCGGATCTGGCGAAGTTCTTGCGCCTGCACCTGGGTGTGCGGACCAAGCAGCAGACGAAGTTCGTGACGCTGGAGTCGTGGCGTGCGAACCAGGCCCTCGTCGACGAGAAGAGGCTGAAGGGTCGGGAGGCGTATGGCGGCCTCGACCTGGGCAGCGTGTCGGACCTCAACGCGCTGGCGTGGCTGTTCCCGGACGACTCGGACGGGTCTCTGGACCTGGTGACGCGGTTTTGGACGCCGGAGGACAACATCCCGGCCCTGGACAAGCGGACGGCCGGCGCGGCGTCGCGGTGGGTGCGTGAGGGCTGGCTGCGGACGACTCCGGGGAACGTCACGGACTACGACTTCATCAAGGAGCAGATCCGCCGGGACCTGGGCGCGTTCAAGGTCAAGGCGATCGGCTACGACCGGTGGAATTCCACGCAGCTCACCAACGATCTGGAGGGTGAGCGGGCGCCGCTGGTGAAGGTCGGGCAGGGGTTCGTGACGATGTCGCCGGCGCTGAAGGCGGTGCAGCGTCAGCTGCTGCTCGGCATGAAAGCGGTCGAGGCCGGGGGCCGTCCGATGCTGCGGCACGATGGCAGCCCGGTGATGGCGTGGATGGTCGACAACCTGGCAGTGGCCATGGATGCGGCCGGGAACGTGAAGCCGGACAAGGCGAACAGCGGCGAGAAGATCGACGGCGTGTCGGCGCTGTGTGACGCGATGTCCGAGGTGCTGGCGCGGCCGCCGCGGCGGAAGTCGGCGTATGCGGATGAGGACGACGACGAACTGATGGTCGTGTAGCGGCCGGGAGAGGGGGCCGCGGTGTTCGCGTGGCGGCGTACGGCGGTTCGGCGGCGGGTCGTGGTGAACCTGACGGACAGGGCGTTCGACGGGGTGCTGTGGGCGCGGCGGGGGCCGCTGCTGGTGCTGCGGGACGTGCAGTTGCTGGAGGCCGGGCGGGCGCCGCAGCGGGTGGATGGCGAGGTCGTCATCGAGCGGGCCCGTGTGGAGTTCATGCAGGTGCTGGCGGGCGGGGGTGGCTGACCGTGTCGTTCGTTGTCTCCTCGGGTCAGCTGTCGGTGACGGGCGCTGGGGTGACGCCTGGGTATGCGGCGATGCCGTTGCCGGCGGCGCCGTGGGAGTTCGCGGAGATCTGGCGTACCCAGCCGCAGGTCCGGACGGTGATCGGTTTCCTGGCGCGCAATGTCGCCCAGCTCGGTGTGCACGTGTTCCGGCGGCTGTCGGATACGGACCGGGAGCGGCTGACGGATCACCCGCTGGCGCAGTTGCTGGCGGAGCCGGTGCCGCGGATGACGACGTTTCGGTGGGTGGAGCGGCTGGTGTCGGACGTGGCGTTGTACGACAACGCGTACGGCATCAAGCTGCGGCTGGATGGCCGGCTGCGGGTGCTGCCGGTGCCGTCGACGCTGATCCGGCCGCACGGCGGGAACTGGATCGCCCCGGAGTATTACGAGACGGCGGGCGGCCGGGATTTCGCGGTCGAGGATGTGGTGCACATCCACGGCTACTCGCCGGAGGGGCTGACGTGCGGGTCTTCGCCGATTGAGTCGCTGCGGGAGCTGCTCTTGGAGTCGTCGGAGTCCGCGAAGACGCGCGCGCAGATGTGGCGGGGCGGCGCGCGGATGACGGGTGTGCTCCAGCGGCCGGCTGACGCCCCGGAGTGGGGGGCGAAGGACAAGCTGAGGTTCCGCGAGATGTGGCGGAGTTTCACGCAGGGCGGCGGCGCGGAGGGTGGTACGCCCATCCTGGAGGACGGGATGGAGTACAAGCCGGTTGGGTTCGACCCGAAGGCGGCGCAGTACATCGAGGCGCGGAAGCTGACGCGCGAGGAGGTCAGCGCGGCGTACTTCATTCCGCCGCCGCTGATCGGGATCTTGGATCACGCGACGTACAGCAACATCAAGGAGCAGCACGCCCACCTGTACCAGGACACGTTGGGGCCGTGGCTGGTGATGCTGGAGCAGGAGTTCGGCGCGCAGATCCTGCCGGACCTACCGGGCGACAACACGGGCGTGTACGCGGAGTTCAACATCCAGGCGAAGATGCGCGGCTCGTTCGAGGAGCAGGCGGCCGCGGCGTCCACGGCGACGGGCGGGCCGTGGATGACCCGCAACGAGATCCGGGCGCGCAACAACCTGCCGGCGGTGGAGGGCGGCGACGAGCTGATCGTGCCCATGAACGTCACCGAGGGCGGCCTCGCGTCGCCGCGGGATACGGCGCCGGAGCCGGATGCGCTCCCAAAAGCGCGGGGCCTGGCGCTGGTCAAGAGCGGCAGGCCGGCTGATCTGGGCACCGGCGTGGCGGAGCAGGACGACCTGACGACGGCGCTGGTGCGGTGGACGGAGAAGGCCGCGGGGAAGCTCCTCGATGCGGCCGGTGCCAAGGCCGGCGGGGTGCCGGATCTGCTGGCGCTGTGGGCCGAGGGCCACGAGGACCGGCTCGCGCAGCTGCAGACACTGCTGGCCGACCACGGGTATCGGTTGGCGCAGGTCGGCGCGTGGGAGGTGCTCGCCGAGCACAACCCGGCGGGCGAGGGCTGGTCGGCTGAGGTGATGCTCGCGTGGATCCTGGCGGCCGCGCAGACGCACGCCGAGCAGCATGAGGAGGCCGGCCGTAAGGCGGTGGCTGCGGTGCAGGACGAGGGCGGCGACAGCTGGCGCGAGGGACTGACGGCGGCGGCCGGCGCGTGGGCGGTGGCCGCGGACATGCGGGCCGCGACCGCGGCGACGGAGCTGCGTTCGTTCGGCGGGCACGATGCGGCCGAGGCGTCGGGCCTCGACAAGAAGATCTGGCGGACCGGCGGCAAGAACCCGCGGCCGTCGCACAAGGCGCAGGACGGCGAGGCCGTGAGCCTCGACGACGTATTCAGCAACGGCCTGCGCTGGCCGGGCGACGGCAAGGGCGCGGCCAAGGAAACCGCGCGATGCACCTGCACTCTCGACTATGCGAAGGAGGGATGACGCCGTGCGTACGAAGGACTTTGCCGCGAAGGTGAAGGCGGCGGGCGTCGCCGACGGCCTGGCCGAGGGGCAGTTCACGGCCCTGGTGTCGGTGTTCGGCAACGAGGACAGCGTGGGGGACATCGTTCGCCCGGGCGCGTTCACGGAGACGCTGGCGAAGTGGTCCGAGAAGGGCGACCCGATTCCCGTGATCTGGTCGCACGCGTGGGGTGACCCCTTCGCGCACATCGGCACGGTGATCAAGGCGCAGGAGACCCTGCAGGGGCTGGAGGTCACCGGCCAGATCGACGACCTGGACACCAACCCGACCGCGCAGCAGGTGTACCGGCTGCTGAAGGGCCGCCGCGTCACGCAGTTCTCGTTCGCGTACGACGTGAACGAGGGCGCGTGGGTGGCGGACGACGAGCACCCGTGGGGCGGCTACTACGAGCTGCGCAAAGTGTCCCTGCACGAGGTGGGGCCGTGTCTGGTCGGCGCGAACCAGGAGACGGAGCTGCTGGCGGCGAAGGCGAGCAGCATCGCCCGCGGCGCGAAGGCCGGCCGTGTCCTGTCACAGAAGAACTTCGAGACGCTGACCAGCGCGTACGAGTCGATCGGTGAGGTGCTGTCCAGCGCCACCCCGGAGAAGGCCGGCGCGCCGAAGAAGACCACGACCGAGGAGCCCGGCCAGCCGGGCCCTGCGGCGGCCGCAGCCGAACCGTCTGCCGCCCAGCCCGCGGAGGCCCCGCCCGCCAAGGGATCGACCTCGGATGACGAGCTGGCGGCCCGCGTGGCCGAACTCGTGGCCGCGGAACTCGCCAAGGCGACCGCGGCCGGCAGCACAACGACCGACTGCAGCACCGAGGACGAGACCACGCCGGACCTTCGCGAAGCGCCCGAGGGCGCCGCCCAGGCCGACGCCGCCTCTGCCCGTCTGCGCCAGTCCCTCGAACTCCTGGAGTTCGAGGCATCGCTCACGGAATGAGGACACGAACATGCCGACCATGACCATCGCGGATCTCACCGGCCAGATGAAGCACGCCCTGACCGAGGCGCGTGCCATCGCCAAGAAGGCCGAGGACGAGAACCGGGACTTCACCCCGGAGGAGGCCACCAGCCTCCGGGAGCACATGGCCAAGGCCACCGAGGCGAAGGCCGACATCGAGAAGCTGAAGGGCAACGACGAGCTGCGCAAGACGCTCGCCGACCTCGGCGACGACATCGCGCTGAACGCCAAGACCGACGACGACGGCCATCGCCGCACCGCGTCCGGCTTCGAGCTGCCCGACCGGCGCAAGAGCGTCGGTGAGCAGTTCACCGACTCCGCTGAGTACAAGGCACTGCTGGCCACCGCGCCCTCCGGGACGTTCGGCGCCAAGCAGCGTGTGCAGTCCGGCCTGGCCGGGTTCAAGTCGCTGGTCACCGGCGTCTCCGACACCAGCGCCGGCGCGTTCGTCACCAACGACCAGCTTGGCCTGCAGGTCGGCCTGGACGTGTTCCAGCGGCCGCTCCGGCTGCGGGACGTCGTCACGTCCGGCACGACGACCAGTGACACGGTCGAGTACGTGCGGATGACCAGCATCACCAACAACGCCGCGCCGGTGGCCGAGGCGACCACCTCGGCGGCGCCGACCGCCCCGGGCAGCGCGGGCGCCCTGGTGAATGCCGCCGGCGGCGGTTACAAGCCCGAATCGGCCCTGGCCGCGGCGCGGGTTACCGCGCCGGTGCGGACGATCGCGCACTGGATCCCGATCACCAAGCGCGCCCTCAGCGACGCGGCGCAGGTCAGGACGTTGATCGACGCGTTCCTCCGCTACGGGCTGGAGGAGGAACTCGAAGACCAGATGGTGTCCGGTGACGGCACCGGCGAGAACTTCGAGGGCGTCGGCAACGTCTCCGGGGTGCAGGCGCAGACCTGGGACACCAACGCGCTGGTGACGCTCCGGAAGGCCAAGACGAAGGTGCGCACCGTTGGGCGCTCCGTGCCGAACGCGTACCTGCTCAACCCGGCGGACGTCGAGACGATTGACCTGCTGCAGGACAACGAGGGGCGCTTCTACTTCGGGGGGCCGTCCGGCGTCGGCACGGCGTCGATGCTGTGGGGCCTGCCGGTCATCGAGACCGAGGCCGTTCCGGCCGGAACCGGCTACGTCGGCGACTGGCGCAAGAGCATCCTGTGGGACCGCGAGCAGGCCACCATCCAGATGACCGACTCCCACCTGGACTTCTTCGTCCGGAACCTCGTCGCGATCCTCGCCGAGATGCGCGCGGCCTTCGGTGTCATCCAGCCGAACGCGTTCGTCGAGGTCGACCTGACCGCCTGAGAGGAGGCAGCACCATGGCATACCTGAACCAGCCTGCGGGCGCCGCCCGGGAAGGCCGGCAGACAGCGGCCGTGGCAAACGCCACGAACGCCACCGCGGCGGCCGCGGCGGGATCGACACCGACGAAGGCGGAGTACGACGCGCTGCTGGCCGACGTCAACACGCTGCGCACCAAGCTGAACGCGCTGCTGGCGGCCATGCGCACATCCGGCCAGCTCGCGCCCTGACGTGCTGCTCACCCACCGCACCGTTGGCGGGCGGTGTCCGTGCGGCGCGGAACACGCGGCGTGCGGCCCGCCCTCCGACACGGTGCCGGTCGACGCTCGAATCGAGGAGGTGGCCGCCGTGGGCGGACCGCTGCGCAAGTACAACGTCCGGATGCCCTCCGGCACCCAGACGGTCATGAAGTTCAACGACGAGGAGGCCAACGCGCGCGGCCTGTCAGCCGATGACCTGGCGGACGCATCTGCGCCCCACGTCGAGGTGCAGGCAGAGGGTGCAGACACCGAGGGGCAGGCGGACGCCAAGATGGCGCCGCCCGCGCAGAACAAGGCGCGCGCGGCGTCGGCGAACAAGGGCCGCGGTGCCCGCGGTGGCAGCTGACGAGTTCCTCGCCGACCCGGCCGAGCTGGCGACCTGGCTGGGCCGGGACGAGGACGACCCCAAGCTGCTCGCCGCCCTGCGCGCCGCCAGCCGCCGGTTTCGCGGCGCGGTCGGTCACCTGGTGACGCTCGTGACGGACGAGGTGGTGACGCTGGACGGCAACGGCCGCGAGTCACTGTTGCTGCCGGTGTGGCCGACGGTCGCTGTGGCGGGTGTGCTGCTCGACGGCCAGGAGGTGGTCGACGGTACGGACTTCGCTTGGTCTGACGCCGGCATGCTGCGGCGGCTGGGCGGTGAGCGGTGGCCGGACCGTCTGCGGTGTGTGCAGGTCACGTACACGCACGGGTGGACAGACGTCCCCGAGGACATCCAAGAGGCAGTCATCGATCAGGCCCGGACCATCTTCACCGTGCGGCCCGGCCTGCAGACCATGCAGACGGGCGGCCAGACCCTCACGTTCGGGGCGACGGCCGCGACCGGCGTAACGGACCAGTGGGCGCGTGCGGTTGACCGGCACAAGGTCCGCACGGGCGGGGACGTGTGATGTTCTTCGACACCATCGTGCGGGTGCGAGCCGGCACACGAACGGACCGCGGCGGGAACACCGTCAAGGACTGGTCGCCGGGCGCAGTAACCCGGCTCACCGTGGACGAGGTCAACGTGCAGCCGAACACCCAGACCGAGGCGACCGATCCGGGCCGAACCGCGGTGGTGACCGGGTGGCGGGTGCAGTCCGCGCCGGGCACCTCGCCCGACGTGACGGCCGCGGACCGGATCGAATGGCGCGGCATGACCTGTGAGGTGCAGGGCGAGGTAGCCCAGTGGCCCGATCCGCTCGACGGCTCGGTGCACCACGTCGAGTTCACGATGACCCGGGCGACGGGATAGGAGGCCGCTGTGCTGAAGAGTTTCCGTCTCGACTCCCGCGGCGTGCGGGAGGTCCTGCAATCCCAGGAGGTCCGCACCCTCGTGGACGGCGTGGCGGCCAGCATCGCCGATCACGTCCGGGGCCAGGTGGGTATGGCCAAGGTCGTTGTCCGCTCGTACACCACGGACCGAGGCGCGGCCACGGTCGAGGTACAGGACGCGCGCGCCATGTCCTGGCAGGCCCGGGACGGCATCCTGACACGCGCGGCCGGGCGCGTGGGCCTGGAAGTGAAGGCGGTCGAATGAAGCCCCTGGTCGTCTTCGGGGACGTCCAGGCCGCGGGGGCGGAGGTGCTGCGTACGGCTCTGGCAAGGCGGCCGGAGTCGTACGCAGCAGGTGTCACCGTCGGCACGCGTGTGCCGGGCGACCGGTCACCGGAGGCCCCTCACCTGCCGTACGTCCTGGTCGCCAAGGACTCTGACACCCCGCATCCGTCCATGGCCAACGCCCGGTGCACGTTGCGCATCACGGTGTGGCACGAAGACGCCGACCAGGCGCACGACCTGGCGATGCTGTGCCAGGCCCTGATGGTCGTGCACTCCGGGTCCGTCATCCGCGGTGTGCGGCCTGGTATCGGACCGCTTCCGGCGGTCGACGACAAGTCTGGTGTGGACCTGAGTACGTGCACTGTCCTCGCCAATGTCCGGCCAACGGTACTGGCCTGACCCTTCTACAAACCGCGGCAAACCCCTGTACCTGATCTCTTGAGGAGGACGCCGTGGCCGGCGACCCGAGCAACGCATCACTGTGGACCGACGCCGACGTGTACGTCGGCCCCCTCTCGGCGGTGAATCCCGCCAACGCCAACACGCCGTTCGGCTCGGACTGGGGCCTGGTGGGGCTTCTGGACGGCGACGACGGCATGCCCGAGTCCCGCGACGAGGACACCGACGACAAGTACGCCTGGGGCGGCATCCTCGTCCGCACCAGCCGCGCGCACTTCAAGCTGACGAAGTCGTTCTCCGCGCTGGAGGACAACCCGACCACGCGCAGCCTGATCTGGCCCGGCTCGTCGGAAACCGAGATCGTCGTCCCGGTTCCCGTGCCGGTGAAGGTGGCGTTCGAGGTCAGGGACTCCGGAACCGGGAAGATCCACCGGGTGATCACCCGCCGGCACGCCATCATCGAGGTGGATGGCGACGTCGACCAGAACGAAACCGACCTGACCAAGGTGACTCTGGCCGCGACGATCTACCCCGACAGCGACAAGGTTCTGTTCGACCGGCAGACCACCCCGGTGCTGGCCAGTATCGCGGTGTCCCCGACCACCCGAAGCCTGGTGGTCGCCGACATCGCCGGCCTCACCGCGACCGCCACGTACGACGACTCCTCGACCGTCGACATCACGGCGGCCGCCACGTGGACGTCCAGCGCGCCGTCGAAGGCCACAGTGTCCGCAGGGTTCGTTACCGGTGTCGCGGCCGGATCGGCGACGGTCACCGCGGCGTACTCCGGCATGACCGCCACGTGCGCCGTCACTGTCACGTCGTCCTGACAGACCGCCGGGGCGCGGGTGTTCGTCGCGGTTCGGCCGCGCCCCGGTGCACCACCCAGCCGCGACACAACCGCGACAGGAGCATGCATGCAGCAGTTCACCGACGCCGAGGTGCACGCCAAGGCCGTGGCTCTCGGACTCATCGACGAGGGCCAAGAACTCCCGCGGCATGAGCGCGGCCGTGTCGTGGCCATCCTCATGCAGCAGCGGCGAGCCGCGGTGCGGCCGGAGCCCGAGCTTGTGGCCGAGCCGCGCGCGGCCGCCTCGATCGTCATCCAGCCGGACGGGCGGATCGACGTCGATGGCCGGCCGCTCCCGTGGCTGGTGGCCAAGGAGCCGATAGACGTCCGTGTGGACCCCAAGGCCAACGGCATCAGCACCGTCCGGCTAACGCTACTGACCCACTCCGTACAGATCATCAAGCCCGAACCCGCAGAGAGCGAGAGCGCATCATGACCACCCGAACCGCGACCAAGAGCGATGACCAGCCGTTTGACTTCAACCTCGATGCCGTCCAGGCCGAGGTGGACCTCACGCCGTGGCGCGTCCACTGGGATGGTCGCCGCTGGGAGTTCGCGCACATGCAGGCTCTCGACGTGTGGCCGCTGTTGGAGGCCGCCGAGGGCGGTGACGTCGAAGCCATGCTGGGGATTTTCCGTACCGCGCTGGGCGATACGCAGTGGCCGGAGTTCCGCAAGATCCGTCTGCCCCAGTACAAAATGAAGGCGCTGTTCGACGAATACCGGCGGTACTCCGGGGCGGCTGAGGGGGAATCAGCGGCCTCGTCCGACTCCTGAGAGAGCACGGCGGGGCCGTTGAGGCCGATCTGCGGCAGCACTACGGCGTCCGGCTCTCGGACCTCTTCGCCCGGGACGACACCGGCCGGCCGTTGTTGACGTGGCGGGAGCTGGGCACGCTCGTGCGCCAGCTCCCGCCCGACGCGCGCACTCGCGTCGCCCTGGGCGATGAGGATGGGCTGTGGGGCCTGACCGAGCACCTGCAGGCCATGACGCTGGACGAACTGCGTGTGGCGAACTGGCAACGTGCCAACGAGGGCGTGAAGAAGTCCAAGCAGTCCAAGGCGCCTAAGCCGGTCGCCCGGCCGGGCACCAAGCGGCGCAGCTCCGACCGGCACGCCCCGGAGCGTGTTGCCGCGCGCAACGCCGCGCTGGAGCGTGCCGCGGCGCGGCGGGCGGCCATCGCCGCTGGGGAGATCACCTAACAGCACAGCACGATGTGAGGGGGTGCCATGCCCTCCGTCGGATACGCAACGCTGCAGGTGATCCCCTCGGTGCGCGGCATCGGCGATGAGATGCGCCGGCAGCTGGTCGGGCCGGCGGCAGATGCCGGACATCGTGCCGGTGACGAGGCCGGCGGCGGGCTGAAGGACAAGTTGCTGAAGGGCGCGGCCGCGGCTGGCGTCGCGGCCGGCGCCATCCTGGTCAAGGGCCTGGTCGATGCGATCGATCAGGGGAACGTCACTTCGAAGCTGCAGGCTCAGCTGGGCACGTCGAACAAGGTCGCGGCGCAGCAGGGCAAGCTGGCCGGGAAGCTGTACTCCAGCGGCGTCACGGACTCGTTCGAGGGCGCCGCCGACGCCATCAAGAGCGTCATGCAGTCGGGTCTGGCGCCGCCCGGGGCGACGACAAAGCAGTTGCAGGCCATCGCCACCAAGGCCAGCGACGTGGCCACGGTCTTCGATCAGGACCTGGGCGGCGTCACCACCGCGGTGTCGCAGATGCTGCGCACTGGCCTTGCCAAAAACGCGGACCAGGCCTTCGACGTGATCACACGCGGGCTCCAGTCCGGAGCTGACAAGGCCGGCGACCTGCTGGACACGATCAATGAGTACGGCACCCAGTTCTCCAAGATGGGCCTGAGTGGCGCACAGGCCATTGGCATCATGAACCAGGCCATCCAGGGCGGTGCCCGGGACGCTGACGTGGTCAGTGACGCCCTGAAGGAATTCTCTCTTCGGGCCGTGAACGGCTCCGACACCACCGCCGGTGCATTCAAGTCGCTGGGCATCAACGCCAAGACGTTCGTCGCCGAGTTCAGCAAGGGCGGCGCCAGCGGCCAGAAGGCCCTGGACATGGTCTTCGACCGGCTGCGCACCCTCAAGGGCGCCGAATGGCAGAACACGGTAGCCAACCTGTTCGGCGGGCCGGGTGAAGATCTCGGCAAGGCCATCAACTCGATCGACGTTTCGAAGGCGACCAGTCAGCTCGGCGCGCTGAAAGGCGCGACCGACCAGGTGGGCAAGACCATCCGCTCCGGGCCGTCCTACGAGTTGCAGGTCTTCGCCCGGACGTTGCAGCAGAGCCTGGTCGACTTCCTCGGCGGCAAGGTGCTGCCGGTCCTCGGGCAGGTCGGCAGCTGGATCAACAGCAACGTGCTGCCGCCGCTGTCGGGCATGGCCTCGGTGGTGGGCGCGGTCCTGATGCCGGTCCTGACCGGACTTTGGTCAGCCGGTCAGGGAGTGGTGAGCTGGCTGCAGTCGATGGGTGCGTGGCTGATCCCGATCGGCATCGCGATTGCCGGGTTCACCCTGGCACTTACCGCGCAGCAGCTGGCGATTGCGGCGACCACGGCGGTGTTCTCCATCTACCGCGGGGCGATCCTGGCGTGGGCCGCGGTGCAGCGTGGCGCGACCATCGCTCAGGCTGCGTTCAACGCGGTCATGAACGCCAACCCCGTGATCCTGATCATCACGGCGATTCTGGCGCTGGGTGCCGCGCTGGTCGTCGCGTACGCCAAGGTTGGTTGGTTCCGCGCGGCGGTGCAGGCGGCCTGGGCTGGGATCCAAGCGGCTGCCATGTGGGCCTGGAACAACGTCCTCAAGCCCGCGTTCGCCGGTCTCATAGCGGCGTTCCAGGCGATCGGTGCGGCTGCGTCGTGGCTGTGGACGAACGTCCTTGCGCCGGTGTTCGGGTTTATCGCAACGGCAGCCAAGATCCTGGTCACCGCGCTCGTCGTGCTCGTGATCGGTCCGATCATCCTGGCCGTAAAGCTGCTGGGCGCGATCTTCTCGTGGCTGTGGTCGGCTGTGCTCTCGCCGGTGATCGGCTGGATCGTTGCCGGCTTCAAGCTCTTGTGGGCCGGGGTGCAGGTCGTCCTCGGCTTCATCAAGGCCGGATTCCGGGCTGTCGGAACGGCCTTTTCGTGGCTGTGGTCTGCCGTTTTGCAGCCAGTGGTCAACTGGATCGTCGGCGGATTCAAGCTCCTCTGGGCCGCGGTGCGCATTCAGATCGGGTATCTGAAGGCCGGATTTTCCGCCCTCGGCGACGCCGCAAAGTGGCTCTGGAATAACGGAATTAAGCCGGTCCTGGGCTGGATCGCCGACAAAGCGAAATGGCTCTGGAATGTTGGACTCAAGCCCGCATTTGACGCCGCAAGGAGGGGCGTTGGGCTCGTCAAGGACGCCTTCGGTGCAGCCAAGGACGCAATTGGTCAGCAGTGGTCCAAACTGGCCGACATAGCAAAGAAGCCCATCGCTTTCATCGTGAACACCGTGTACAACAAGGGCATTGTGCCCATGTGGAACATGGTTGCGGGTGCTTTCGGGGCGCCGAAGCTGAGTAAGGCCAAGGGCTTTTCCAGCGGTGGCCACACCGGGCCCGGCGGCAAGTACAAGCCCGCGGGTATCGTCCACGCGGGCGAATACGTGACGCGGCAGTCGTCCACGCAGGCGATCGAGAAGAACCACCCCGGCGCCCTGGACTACATGAACCGCACCGGCCAGCTTCCCGGATATTCCTCCGGCGGCCTGGTCGGCGACATCTGGGGCTGGACGAAGCACGCGGCGTCCACTGCCTGGGACAAGGTGAAGCAGGGCGCGTCCTGGGTCGCAGACACCGTGAAAAGCTCGGCAAAGGCAGGTATCGAGAAGCTCGTCAGTCCGCTGATCAATCGGATCGCGGGTAATGCGTCGGTCTACAAGTCCATGGTCACGCGGATTCCGAAGAAGGCGATCTCGTCGCTGCTCGGGTACTCCGGCACGGCCGATAAGAAGCTGGACGCGGCCGGGTTCATCGGCGGCAAGGGTTTCACGTCCGGGCTTCGGTGGGCGAAGACGCAGGCCGGAAAGCCCTACCAGTGGGCGGGCAACGGAAACCCCAGCTGGGACTGCTCCGGGTTCATGTCGGCGATCGAGTCCGTGATCCGCGGGCAGAAGCCTCACCGCCGGTGGGCGACCGGCGCGTTCCCGCCCGGCACGCCGGGGTGGGAGCGCAACGCCCGCAGCCCCTTCATGATCGGTATCACCAACGCCGGTGTCGGCCACACGGCGGGCACCATCAACGGCGTCAACGTAGAGAGCAGGGGCGGGGATGGCGTGGTCGTCGGGCCGCGCGCCCGCGGCTACAAGTCCAACCTGTTCACCAGCCGATGGGGGCTGCGCGGCTTCGCCGGCGGCGGCCGGCCGAAGCGCGGCGAGGTGGCGTGGGTCGGCGAGCGGGGCCCCGAACTGGTCCGGTTCGGCGGCGGTGACACGGAGGTCTATGACCACCGCACGTCGATGGCCATGGCAGCCCCTGGTCTGAGGGGATTCGCCAAGGGCACCAGCGCTGCGCGAGCAGCCGCCCGAGCCCGTACGAAGGCGCGGGGCGAGGTCGGCGGAGATCTGGGGAAGTTCACCAAGAGCCTCACCGGGTCAGCGTCGTCGATCGCCTCGGCAGCCAAGGAACTGTCCAAGGATCTGACGGCGGCGGGCGGCGCCGGGCGGCGGCTGGCGTCCTCGACGAACAAGACGTCGTCGAAGCTCCAGACGCTGTCCAAGCAGCGGGACGCCGTCGCATCGAAGGTCTCCGCGGCCAAGTCCTTTGCCGCAGATCAGAAGAAGGCCGTGACCGACTACGTGGGGCTGGGACAGTTCTCCTCGGCCACAGGGCTGGAAGAGGTGCTAACGGGGCTGGAGAGCCGACTGAAGACCGTCAAGGACAACCGCGCCAACATCGCCAGCCTGACGAAGCGCGGCCTGTCCAAGACGGCCATATCCCAGCTGTCCGGCCTCGGCCTGGACAGCTCCCTGCCGGGGATCCTGGCAGGCGCGACGAAGAGCGAGATCAAGACCGTCAACCGGCTGCTCTCGCAGGGCTCGTCGCTGGCCACTTCGTACGGCAACGGCATGGCCGACCTGCTGTACGACTCCGGCAAGAACGCGAGCAAGGGGTTCCTGGCCGGGCTCATAGGCCAGGAGAAGCAGATCCAGGTGGCTATGAACCGCCTGGGCGCCGGCCTGGTCAAGGGCATCAAGAAGTCCCTACGGATCAAGTCCCCGTCTCGCGTGATGCGGGACGAGGTCGGCGCGCAGGTCGGCGCCGGGCTCGTCGTCGGCATGGACGCCACCGCCTCGTCCGTGGCGGCCGCGGCGGCCCGGATGGCCAACACGGCCGCGGGCGGCGGCTACCGGTCCCCGGCAGCCCCCGGCGCGGGACGGGCCGCGGACGCCGGCCCGGTCATCGTCGAGGTCCACACCAAGGACGAGTCGCTGGCGGACTTCATCGAGGTCAAGGTGCGCGGCGACAAGCAGCGTGTGGCCAGTGTCGTGCGAGCAGGAAGGAGCAGGTAATGGCGATCCCCGGGAACTACCTCTCGGCCGCGACGGAGGCGATCGACCCGGGGATCTCGGGATGGGCGGCCAAGACGAACTGCACCATTTCGCTGGGTAGCGGCGGCCGGAACGGTGCTGGCGTGCTCGCCGTCCAGTCCGTTGCCGCCGGCGAGGCTCAGGCCCGTACGGCCTCGTCGTACCCGGTCGAGGTGGGGCAGACGTACGCCGCGTTCGCGGACGCGTCAGGGGCGACGGTGCCCGATCGGATCGGGATCCAGTGGCTCACCGACGCCGCGGTGGAGGTCTCGGTGTCGTGGTCGCTGACGACATCGGCGGCATCGTCTACGTGGCACCGCATTTCCGTGGGTGCCGTCGCGCCCGTGGGGGCGACCCGGGCGCGGGTGCTCGTGTCGATGATGACGCCCGCCGCTGGCGGGGTGCTGGGATATTTCGAGAACGTGTTCTTCGGCCTGCCACCGCGGCAGGCTCTCAACCTGCTGTCCTTCAACGCGGAGCAGGCCGAGGTGGACCTGTCCGCGTGGGCGGCGGAGACCAACGGCACATTGACGCGGACCGCTCCGCCGGTGTCATGGGCGGTGTCGTGGTACCTCTCGGGCGGCGAGGTGCTGGCGCTGACCGTCACTGCAAACGGGGACGCGTCAGCTCTTTGCGTGGAGCGGCCGAGCGTGCAGGCCGGTCAGGAGTACATGGCCTACGCCTACCTCAACCCGCCTACCAGCAGCGCGAACTGCTGGGTTGAGCTGCGGTTCTACAACGCCACAGGCACACAGATCCAGGCCAACCGGGCCGTGCTGGCGGCGCCTGGGACGGGGTGGTACCGACAGGCGACGTCGGGGGTGGCGCCTGCGGGCGCGGAGTCGGCGAGCATCGCGTTCGGCATCACTGGCGCGACCGCCGGCCAGGTGGTGAGGTCCGAAGGAGCCGTGGTCAAGATCCGTACGGCTGGGCTGACCAACAGCTTGCCGAACCTGAATGTGATCGCCCTCGCTGACGCGCAGGCCGAGCAGGGTATCGGCGCTTGGACAGTCCCCACGGGGCCCGCCACCCTGGCACGGTCGTCACCGTGGGGTGCAGCCGGGCTGTCCCCGTATTCGTACGCGCTGGTCGTCACCAGCAGCACCGCCGCCGCCTCTGTGCTTCGCTCGGCCCGATACCCGGTGACCGAGCTGCAGAACTGGCGGGTGCTGCTCATGGCCCGGCGCGCGGCAGGCGGTTGGACGTATTCGCCGTCGGTCCGCTGGTTCAACGCTGCTGGAACCCTGCTCAGCACCACTACCGAGATCACGTTCACGGTATCCAGCGACGGTCAATACTGGTTGTTCACCAGCGATCACGCCGCGCCAGCAGGCGCGGTCACCGCGCAGATCGACCTGGCGGTAACGGCCACGTCTGCGTCCTCCGTGCTGCACATCGCCACCATCATGATGGCCCAGGTGCTGCCACTCGCCGAGGCGACCGCGGACGACACCAACGCGTCGGTGCAAGTCGTCTTCCGTGAGCTTCCTGCCGGGGCGATCACGATGTACCGGGTGCTCGCGTCCGGAGACCGGTCTTTGGTCCGAGGCCCGGACGGGCTGATCGACGGGGCGACGCTTGTCTCCGACACGTACAGCATCGAGGACTACGAGGCTCCTCTCGGGGTGGAGTTCCGATACCAGGTAGAAGTCCGGTCGCTGACGACCGGGGCTGTCCTGACCTACCGGGCTGCGGGGCCGGTCACGTTGACGCCGCCGGACCGGACGATGGTCTGGCTGAAAGACCCGATTGAGCCCATGCGCAACGTGCTGCTGCAGGCGCAGCAGCCGCTGCCCTCGTTTCAGCGACCGATCGATCAGGCAGTTCAGCGAGTCATCGGGCGTCGGAACGCCGTCGTTTATGCCGGCGAGCGCAGCGGCGTTGAGGGCGATTTGCTTCTCTTCACGCGGAGCGCGGAGGAGCGAAGCCGCCTGAACTGGCTGCTCGACCCGGGGCATGTCCTGTTCATCCAGGCTGCTCCGCAGTCTGGATGGCAGGACCTGTACGCAACGGTCGGTGAAGGCGGGGACGCTCCTGATGGCAGCGACGATGACACCTGGCGGCAGTGGACACTGCCCCTGACCGAGGTGGACCGTCCGACCGGCGGCCAGGCCGGCTCGGCGGACCGCACCTGGCAAGACCTCCTCGTCGAGAACGCGACCTGGGGCGACGTCCTGGCCCGTTATGACACCTGGCTGGACGTGCTGCTCGACCGACCCAAAACGCCCGGGGGGTGACTTGTACCCCATCTCCGATCAAGCGCTCTCCCTGCTGACCGAGTCGCATCGCGTACTGTCCGAGGTCGAGTTGCACACCACAGACGGGCGGGTGCAGCTGCTGGACCACATCAGCGGCACCGTGACCGCGGACCGCGGGTCAGCGTGCCGACGGACGTGTTCCGTCGTCATTCCGGACCCGTCGCTGATTCCCCGCACCGAGCGCGACAAGGTGAGCGTCTACGGGTCGTACGTGGTGCTGCGGCGTGGCCTTGACCTGGGCGGCGGCCGCCGGGAGATGATCCCGCTCGGTCAGTTCAGGATCGACGAGATCAGCGGCGACATCCACACCGGCCCCGTCACGCTCGGCGGCAAGTCGTTCGAGGCGTACCTGAGCGACGACAAGTTCACCACGGCGACCACCACCCGCGGGTATGGCCTCGTCTCCACCGCCGTCGGCTACCTCGTCAGCACCTCGATGCCGTCCCTCGTCCTGGACACCACGCGCCTGGTGGACACGGCGTGCGGGGTGACGACGTGGGACATCGAGGCCGACCGGCTGGAGGCGGTGCGGGAGGTGGCGCGCGCGGCCGGCTGTGAGGTGTACTGCAACGCGGACGGGGCGCTGGTGGTGGCCCCGCTCCCGGACCCCCTGCTGACGATGCCGGTGTGGGAGATCCGTACGGGCGAACGCGGCAACATGATCAGGGCCGAGCGCGCCATGACATCTCAGGGCGTCTTCAACGGCGTATCGGCGCGCGGCGAGAACAGCGAGAGCGACAGCGGGCCGGTGTCCGCCCTCGTCACCGACGATGACACGAGCAGCCCGACGTACTGGGGCGGCCCGTTCGGCCACCGCCCGAAATTCATCAGCTCCAGCACGCTCACGACGACGGGTGCGTGTCAGGCCGCGGCCACGTACGAGCTGGCCTCGGCCCGGCGGCCGAACGCCACCGCGGATCTCAGCGCGCTGCCGAATCCCGCGCTGGAGCCCGGCGACGTGATCCGCGCGATCTACCGGGACGGGACCCGGGAACTCCACCAGATCCAGTCGCTGACCATCTCGCTGGAGCCGGGCGGAGAGTTCAACCTCTCCCTGATCGGCAGCAAGGAGGACGCCTGATGCCCTCCGGCGATGCGGAGTTCGCCGACGCACTCCTGGACGAAGCGGCCCGCCAGGCCGCCCGGGACCCGTCCGTGCGCCGCTCCGACTGGCGTACTGGCACCGTCACCGCGGTGAACGCGGACGGCACCGTAGACGTCGATGCCGTCCGGGCCCGCCGGCTGGAGTCGTATGTGGGCCCGCGGGTGGGCGACCGGGTCATCATCAGCCAGTCCGGCATGGGCAACTGGATCGCCCTCGGCCGCACCGCCTCGGCGGCGGCCGCGCTCGGCCTGCCTCGATTCGCCTACAAGGCGGCGAACACCGACCGGTCGTCGACCACCAGCCGGACCGCGGACCCCGACCTGGCCATGGCGCTGGATGCCAACGCGGTCCATGTTGTCGAGTTCCATTTGCTCGTCGGCGGGCCCTCCGGCGGCTTGATGGTGACCTCGTGGAACGTGCCCTCGGGCGCCACCGGGCTCAAGGGCGCGCACGGCCCGGCGTCAACCGCCGCCGGTGTCGACAGCCTCACCAACGCCGGCGACAACATCGCCGGCAGGTTCGGCAGCCACGGCTTCGCTACGTCGGTCACCTACGGCAGGCGAGACACCGCCACTAATTTGTTGTATGCGATCGAGACCGGCACGGTCGTCACCGGCGCCACCGCCGGCACCGTCGCCATCGCCTGGGCGCAGTCCGCGTCGAACGCCACCGCCACGCGCATGGGCCTGGGCTCGTGGATGCGCGTAACCCGAATCGCTTGAAGGAGCTGCTTGTGTCTACGACCGATTCGTGGGGGCAGGGCATCCAGGTGCCGACGCTCGGCGACGCCCCCAACATCGAGGCGCTGCTCGCCGCGATTGACGCGCTGGCCGCGCCGGGCATCATGAAGTTCCAGAACGCCAGCGCCCGCGCGGCGAAGATCCCCACGCCAACGCACGGGATGCTGACGGACCTGGTCGACGAGGACCGCATCGACCGCTGGGACGGCACCCGCTGGTACCCGATCACGCCTGGACCGTGGCACGCGTTCCCGTATGCCTCCGGCATGGTCGCCGACTCCGGTAGCCCTGGATACCGGTTCGTCAACGGGACGGTACAGCTGCGGGGCCGCATCGCCCGGCAGTCTGGCGGACAGTTCACTACCGGCACCGAGTGGCTGCTCGGCACGCTGCCCGCGGGATGGCGGCCGACCACGTACAGCTACTGGGTCGTGCCCCTGGAGATGGGCGCCGGCATCTACTACGGCAGGGCCGAGATACGCACCGACGGCCAGGTCATCGCATTCACGCCGCCTGGCGCGACGAGCAGCACTGACGGCATGAAGTGGATCGGCGTGGACGGTCAGTGGTTCCCCCTCGACACCCCGCCCACCACCCTCTAGGAGCAGCCCTGTGCCAACGCAGCCCGTGCCGGCGCCGGCCACGCCGGACCCGTCCGGAGCGCCCGCCGGGGATACCGGCGCTCTCGTGGACCTCGGCGTGGAAGAACCACCGCCGGTTCCGAGCCCGGAGCCGCCGCCCCCGCCCACCCAGGAGTTCGACGCCGGCCCGTTCCTGGCCGAGCCGTCCTGACTCACCCATCATCTCGCCCCGCGCCCTCTGGCCGGGGCCTTTCGCATATCTGGAGGCCCTCATGGCCACGAGCGGACCACAGACCTACCCGGGCGCGAGCCTGTCGCACTGGTACCAGAACGCGTATGCAGGCGACGCGATGAAGACGAACACGATCGTCTGGCACAGCACCGAGGGGACGAGCCTGCCGACGTACAGCGGAGGCTCGATAGCCCCGAATTTCACCGCGGTGCCGAACTGGGGGAAGAAGCGCCTCGACTGGTACCAGCACTTCGGGTTCGACATTTCGGCCCGCGCCCTGGTCAATAAGGCCGGCGGAGTTGAGACGAACACCCTGAATGTCTGCCAGATAGAGATCGTGGGCACCTGCGACCCGGCCACGCACAGGCGGTGGGGGGCAACCCCGCACCTGTACATGCCGGATCTGCCAGATTGGGCGATCCGGGACCTCGGGGTGTTCGCCCGGTGGGCGCACGCAGAGCACGGTGTACCGCTCTCCTCTGGGGTGACGTTCGAGGCGTACCCAGCGTCGTACGGCTCGAACGGGGTCCGCCTGAGCGGGGCCCGATGGGAGTCGTTCAGCGGGCACTGCGGGCACCAGCACGTCCCCGAGAACGACCACGGCGACCCGGGCGCACTGCCGATGGCCTCGATCCTCGCTGCGGCGGGCAAGGGCGGCACCTCGCCGGGCGGTTCGACGAGCACGCCCTCGAAGCCGTCGAAGCCAGCAGCTGTCCCGTTCCCGGGGCGGCAGTACTTCAAGGCCGGCGCGAACAACAAGTACGTGACCCAGCTCGGCCAGCAGCTGAAGAAGCGTGGCTTCGGCCGGCACTACACGTCCGGCCCCGGGCCCCGATGGACGGAAGCGGACCGGCAGAACGTCCGCGACTTCCAGCTGTCCAAGAAGGAGTTGCGAGGCGACGCCGACGGCTACCCCGGCCCGCTGACTTGGAAGCTCCTTTTCTCCTGACCCCCTCTTCGGCGTGCCCGGGAGTACGCCGACCAGCAGAACGGAATCGATATGAAGATCTTCGGTAGGGAGCCGGCCGCGTGGGCGGCGCTCGTAAGCATCCTCTTGCAGGTGATCGGCGCGTTCGTCGCCAACTTCGACGCTGAGACGCAGGCGTGGGTGAACGGCGTGGTGATCGCTGCCCTCGGCCTGATCGTCGCGGTCATGGTCCATGACGGAGTGATCGCGGCCATCGCTGGTTTCACGCAGGCGACCATCATCCTGGCGGTGGGGCTCGGGCTGGACTGGTCCGCCGGGAAGCAGGCGCTCATCCTGTCCTTCGTGACGATGGTGGCTCAGTTCGCGGTGCGTCAGAACGTGGGGGCTCCGGTCGGGGCGCTCCCGCCTGCGGCGAAGTCGGGCGCTGCCCGGCCGACGGCGGTCTGACGGGGGTCGCGCATGTCCGATGAGCCGACCCTCGGTGAGGTTGTTCGGCGGTTCGAGGATCGGTTCGCGGACGTGCGCGACGACATCGCAGGTCTCGGCCGTCGCATCGACAGCAAGGTCAGTCAGGACGTCTACGACCTGCGGCATGAGGCGCTGGCGAGCCGGGTCTCGACGCTGGAGACGCTGAGGGAGAAGGACGCGGAGAAGCTGGTGGCGACGCGACGGTGGCTGATCGGCGCGGTGGTGGTGCCGCTGGTCGGGATCCTGCTGCCGGTCGTGCTGCTACTGATGCAGGGGGCGGGGTCATGATGCGGCCGCAAGTGCGCGCGGAGGAGCGCCGTTGGCGTCGCGGTGACGCGCTGACCGTCGCCGGCGCTCTGCTCCTCGGCGCTGTCATCGCGTGGATAGTTCTCACCGTTCAGCATCTGAGCGGCGAGTTGCAGGACGCGAACACAGCACGCGACCTCCTCGCTCGGCAGGTGCAGCAGCTCGGGCACAAGCCGGTGGCTGGCCCGCCGGGGAGCCGCGGCGACCCGGGCCCGGCGGTACGGGGGCCCCGCGGGCCGCGCGGCGCGCGGGGGGACCCGGGGGAGCCAGGCCCGAGCGGTCCGTCCGGCAAAGCCGGCGCTACTGGCAAGAGCGGCAGCGCCGGCAAGGCCGGAGCCAGGGGCGCTGATGGGTCTGTGGGGGCCCCAGGGAGCGACGGGTCCCCTGGCGCGGGCGGATCTCCCGGCGCTCAGGGTCCTCAGGGTGACCCGGGGCCCGCGGGGAGGGACGGCGCGGACGGCCAGGACGGCCGCGACGGGCAGGATGGCCAGACCTGTCCGGCCGGGTACAGCCTGCAGCCGCCGCCCGATGATCCGGACTCCTTGGTGTGTCGGCGCGATGGTGCGCCGGCATCTCCCGAGCCCAGTCCGTCAGCGTCGCCCCCAGCCATCCTGACGCCGGACCGGCGCAGAACATGAACGTCGCCCCGCTCCTGCTTCGGCAGGGGCGGGGCGTTTCGTCGTTGGGTGCGGTCGGCAGGGTGGAGCGCGCTCCACAACCCCGGAGGGCCGCTGCGAACGCCTACCGACCGCATGGCCAACCTAGGGCGGCCGCGCGGGAATGTCAGCCCCCGCGCTACAAGTCTGCGCTGGCTGCCTGGTGTACGGCTTCGGACCATGTGTCGAGCAGCTGCTCGTACTGGTCCTGCTCCTCGGGCCACAGCGGGCGTCCGGTACGGGCGGCCATGAACTGGCGTATCTGCTCGTTGGCCTCGGCGGCGGCGTCGGGGACGCAGGTGGTCGCCATGCGCGAATCGTACGGCCAGTTACTGACAAAGGCATGCGAGTTGCCCACCCTTAGGCTGTTTGCATGATCCGTGCAGTGGCATTCGACGTCGGCGAAACTCTCATCAGCGACGACCGCGGGTGGGGCGCGTGGGCCGACTGGCTGGGCGTCAACCGGCACACTCTGTCGGCGCTGGTCGGCGCGGTCGTCGCACAGGGCCGGGACAACGCGGACGCGCTGCGGCTCGTTCGGCCGGGCATCGACGTGGAGGCGGAGCGAGCCGCGATGGAGCGGGCCGGCCGGGGCGAGGCCTTCGACGAGCGAGACCTGTACCCGGACGCCCGGCCGTCGCTCGCCGCGCTCCGGGCAGGCGGCTTCCGTGTAGTGGTGGCTGGCAACCAAACGGCGCGTGCCGGGGAGTTGCTGCGTGCTCTCGACCTGCCCGTGGATGCGCTGGCCACGTCCGGGGAGTGGGGAGTGGCGAAGCCTGAGCCCCACTTCTTCGCACGCACCGTCGAGCTTGCCGGCGTCCGGGCGGAGGAGGTGCTGTACGTCGGCGATCACCCGCAGAACGACGTCGGCCCGGCGCGCGCCGCTGGCCTGCGGGCTGCGCACCTTCGCCGCGGGCCGCTCGGGCATCTGTGGGCGGACAGCGAGGACGCGCGAGCCGCGGACTGGCAGGTTGGGAGCCTCGCCGAGTTGGTCGCTGTGCTGCGGTCAGAGTGAGCGAACTGCACGGCCCCGCCTGCGTAGTGCGGGGCGAGGCCGTTTCTGTTCCCGGACAGTGACGGTCCGGGTACCGTGCGGAGTGGCTGCACCGAACGGGAGATTCAGTATGCCCAGCATTGTGTATCGCGGGGTAGGCCCCTGCATTGCGTACGAGCGTCGCCTCTCTGGCCTCACCCAAGCTGAGCTGGCGCGCGACGCCGATATCGGCCTGGGCACCATTCGGAAGATCGAGCGCGGCGAGCGCGGGGTTTCCGATGCCGTCCTGGACGCCATCGCGGACGCGCTCGACCTCGACCCGGCCCGTCTGCTGCCCGACAAGGAGCGGCCGGACGATCGCGTGCATCGGGCCATGCCGGGGCTGTCTTCGGTCCTCGCAACGTACGACGTCCCGGAAGACGGTCCGTTCCGACCCCTGCCTGCCCTCGCCGAGGCGGTCGCGTCTGTCGTCGCGTGGCGGCTCGGGGCGCAGTACGTACGGGTGGCTCGTACCGTGCCGGACCTGCTGGCCGAGCTGTTCCGCGCATTGGAGGGGGCAGCGCCGAGTGGCCGCCCCGCCGTCGCCCGGTTACTGGTGGACGCCTGCCGGGCTGCGGATGCCGTCGCTTACAAATACGGTGCCCGTGACCTGTCGGCCCGTCTCATCGACCTGATGCGGTGGGCCGCCCGGCAGGCTGACGACCCTGTGGTGGATGCGACGACCGCCTATGTCCGGACGGAAACGTTCTTCGCCGCCAAGGCGCATGCCGCTGGGTTGCGCGCCCTCGAATTCGCTGCGGACCAGGCCCTGGCATCCTCGGCGCCGGAGGCCGTTGCCGCCCGTGGGGCCCTGCACATGCGTGCTGCTGTGATTGCAGGCCGGGCTGGTGATGGTGACTCGGCCGAGATGCACCTCGACGCCGCGCGCGTCCTTGGCGACCAGCTGTCCGAGGGCGTGTACAGCGGCACGGCCTTCGGCCCCGACAGTGTCCGTATCCATGAGGTGTCTGTGGCTGTCAGTCTCGGAGACGACCACCTGGGCAGGGCGCTGCAGTTGGCGCGTGAGTGGGCGCCGCGGCGGGACTTGCCGGCCGAGCGACGATCTGGCTTCTACATCGAACTGGGTCGCGCACAGCTCTGGTCCGGCCGGCCGGATGCAGCATTCGAGTCGCTGAAGGTGGCGCGGAGGATCGCGCCGCAGCATGCGCGGGAGCACCGGTGGGTGAGGGAGGACGCTGCCACTCTGCGTCGATTGAAGAGGGCGGACGCCGAGTCCCTGTCGAACTTCGCCAAGTGGTGCCACGCAGGGGAGTGCTCCTGAACGGTACCCCTCGCAGGGGTACTTGAGGGGTACTCAGCGGTCGACCATCTTCCTGAGCCCACTGGCACAGGGAGATGACCGTGACGGCAACGACAGCTCCACCCGCAGATCCGGACGTGAGTATCGTCCGGCTGCACGCCGAGGCGTGTTACTGGTGCGGAGCCGCGCAGAGGCCCCTCACCCCTGCCGGGGCAGTGACCACTCCGGTTGAGGGCGGCGTGCGCGTGTGGTTCATCGTGGCCTGCCCGCAGCACAAGAACCGGAGGCCGCAATGACTGCGACCGCCGGCGCGCCGAGCCGTGGCGAGATCCAGGACCTCGTAGCCCGAGCCCTGATGTCCGGCCCGCCGCTGCCGTACGACGAGCTGGTGGCGCTGGAGCAGGCGCTCCTCCTCGTCATCGCCGACTTGTGGGCGACCGTGGACGAGTCCGAGGGCCAGCGTCCCGAGGCACCGGGATCCGCCCGGCGGCGCGCGCGCCTGGACGGGATCCGGCATCAGACGTCGGTGGGCCTCGGCGACGGGCTGATTTCTGCGCAGGTGCAGGTCCGCGTTCTCGCTGCTGACTGCGAATGGTTGTTGGCCCAGTGTGCGACGGAGGCCAGCCGGTGACCGCCGCGGCCCCGGTGGCGTTCGTCTACGACCGGTGCGTGAGCCGCTCGTACCGCCAGCTGGAGATGCGCCTGATCGGCTGCGACGGTTACGCGGATCGCATGGGCTGGGTGCTGGCGGGCCGCTGGATCGACCTCGGCGAGGACGCGCTCACTGCGCAACGCCCGAAGCTGGGCGCGCTGCTGGACGCCATGCACGAGGAGGCAGCCCGCCGCGAAGTGTTGTGCCTGGTGCACAACTGGGGCCGGCTCTCTGCCGACGACTCAGAACGGCTGGCGTTCCAGACGCGCGTCGTCGAGGCCGGTGGCTGGTCGGCGACGACGTTCGGTGAGTCGGACCGGCGCGGCCGCACGCTGCTTGTGGGGAGGCGACCGTGACGCCACATCGCGGCCGTGCCAGTGATCGCGTTTGGTGCCTGGTGTGTCCCGCCGAGATCGAGCCCGTCGACATCGCCCGCGTAGTCATACCGGCCACGGGCCGACGCCAACAGCCCTACGTAGGCCGCGTGCACCAGGCGTGCGCGCAGCGCCTCAACCTCGCCCCTGCCGGGTGAACTCCTTGACTCCCGCGGGCGCTTTTCCCCCGAGGCGCCGCGGGACGGCCGGCCGCCGCAACCTCACATCGCTCCGCGGCGGCCGGCACATTTCACCGAGATAGGAGAAACCGTGTCAAAAGATGACTGCCACTTGTGCGGCGGCGGCCCGTGCCGCAACCCCAATCACAAGCCCATGGCGACCCCGGCCCCCACGGGTGCGGCTACGCCCATCACTTCCGCCGACGTTACTCGCCCCCACCCCTGAGACCCTCGTGGCGCCGCGACCCCCGAGGCGCCGCGGGCAGGCCGGCCGCCGCACACCGCGGCGGCGGCCGGCCAGCACCGCCCGTGTAATCCATAACGCGCGGAGGCAGGACCGCCGAACTTGAGAGTGGCTGACTCCGGGATAGACCATCACGATCATTACACGGCTATTAGGCGAGGACAGCGGCTCTGCCGCACAGATCTGCACCCAGCACGGCCCGAGGGTGGGGTGGAGGAGGGGGCGCTCCTGCCCGTCGGGATGAACCTGAGCGGTTACACGTTCTTCGTAGAGGCGCCCGCATTCAGGGTCGGCTATGACGTCGCGTTCGATGCGGGCCAGGACGGCATCGTGGGGTAGGGCGGCCCGCGCCGCGCGTAGTTGAGGCAGAACGTAGGGGGCCCAGGCCGTCTCCCAGTTGGTCAGGGCATGCCGTCCCTCGGCGGAGAACAGCATCCAGTCCAGCATGTTGCGGGGTGGCGCCGTGTGGGGGAAGAGGCCGGCGAACGGGGCGTTATGCGCAAGGAGGTTGTACGACTGGTCCGTTACGTAGGCCATGTGCGTGATGCCAGCGATAGCGTCTCTCCACATGCCGGGGACCTCTTGGCCGGAACGTGGGTGCAGGGGAGCTGGTGGGTCCTCTCCCCGCGCGTAGCGGCAGAGGGCTACCCATTCCTGCTCGGTGAAGCGGAGCACGCCAGCGACACTGCGTAGGTAATCGAACCCTGGGCTTTTGGTTTTCCCCTTGACGAGCTTGTTGTAAGTGCCGCGGACTCGCAACGTGACCAGGTCGACCTGCTCCTGGCTGAGCCCCCGGCCGCGGGCACGCCGGCCTTGGCCTTCCGTGCGCCGGAGGCCAGGGACGGTTCCCGGGTCAATGAGTGCGCGACGGCTTTCAAGGAGGGCCGCCAGTGCCTCAGTATCCAAATCCCCACCCCACTACCGCGCTGCGCGCTCTCTGACGAGTAGCTTTCGTGGGGGGATTTTTCCGGTGAAAAGTTGGCGGATGTATCCCCACGAAGAGTCGCGCATGCTGTGACCAGTTCCGACGACGGCATATGCCAGCGAGTCACTACCAGTATCAGCACAACTACTCGAAGGCAATCTCTTTCGAAGCGGGAAGGCGGGTGTCAGCTGGATCGGCTCGCGCAGCCCCTCTGCGGGTCATGCTGGCGCGGGTTCAGACCTGTCGGGCGTCGCAGCGTCGGCGGCACCTTCGCTACTGCCCGACAGAGGCGGTCCCCTCCCCTGGGAGGGGACCGCCCGCTTTGCGCGGGGAGAGACTGGCCCAGCGCGCGCCGGATGACCTGCGAGGACAGCAGATCATTTGGGAGTCATTCGGGAGACGGGGTCACGAGTTCAGACCGTGCCAGAACGTTGGAGACCGTGCCCAGAACGGGAAGCATGACAGAGGCCCAGGCCAGAGAAAGACTCTGACCTGGGCCTTATCGCGTTCGGCGCTGGTGGCACCTGTGGGCACAGACGGATTTGAACCGCCGACATCTGCTTTGTAAGAGCAGGTGTATCGACCGCTTCCCGATCTCTCGACCTGGGGGCTAAGCCGCGCGCTCACCGCTCGCAGAGATCATCTGGGAGATATTCGGGAGATCATCTCCGGAAGCTCGCCGCTTCACCAGATCCACCCGGCCCCACAGGGTCCGCAGGCCTACGTTACGCATCGCGCGCTGGAAAATCTCCTCCAGCCCGTCCAGGCGATCCTGCCGCATTGCCGGCGTCGGATGCTGGTAGACCGCCTTGATACCCGGGCGCTTATGGCCGGCCTGCTCGAAGGCCAGCGCCGGCTTGACGCCGATCTGCTCCTGCAGCGTGTCGTGTGTGTGGCGCGTGGCCCGCATCGTCATCCCCGGCATGATCGGCGCCCACGCCTCCCGCGCAGCGTGCCCCTTGCTCTTCGGCAACGCGGCGCGTCCGTCGGCAGCCGGCCTCAGCACGCTGCGACCGAAGTTGCTGCGCCGCCACAGCTTCCCCGTGGGAGTGCAGAAGACGTGCGGCCATGGCCAGTCCGCGAGGTGGTAGCGGAGGAGCAGCGCGAGAAACGGCGGCACATCCACGTCCCGGGCCCGCCCCTCGTTCTTCGGCGGCTCCAACTGATGCACCAACCCGATCCGTTTGCCGTTCTCGTCGCGAGCAACGTATTCGGCCAGCTCTCCTACGTCCGGGTCGACTCGGACGATCGGGCAGGTGAACACTCCGCCGTCATGTGGCTGCCGACGCACCAGCAGCGTGTTGTCCCGGTGCAGGGCGGCGCTCTCCCCCCAGCCCAGCCCGGTAAACGCGGTCGTGAGCACGTGCAACCCGTTGACAGGCCCAAGGCGTTCGGCCACCTGGACCACGACTTCGGGGGGCGCCCATTGCTCTTCGGTCGACTTCTTGGCCTTGACCGGTCGGACCCCTACCGCGGTTGCGGTGGCGCGGGTGCGGCGTCGGCCTGCAAGCGGGTTCACAATGACGTGCTGGGCGTCCACGGCTCCAGTGAGGATGGAGGACATCAGGCTGACGCAGTGTCCGGCGGTGACGTCGTCGCACTGCAGCCCCTGTTGCCACGTGTCGACGTCGAACCACGTGATCGACTGGAGCGGGACGTGCTCCCACTTCGGGAAGATGTGCTGATCCAGCATGTTCCACCGCTTGTCCACGGTGGCGCCACGCTTCGGTTTCGCCTTCATCCACTCCCGGGCCCATACACCGAAGTGCTTGCGCTGCAGGTCGGGGTCGATCCAGCGGCCGGACCGGATCGCGGCCTCCTGCTCGTCACCCCAATTCTCCGCCGTTTTCTTCGTCGGGAACCCGGGCTCGCTCCCCCAGGTCCCGTCCGGCTTTTTATACCGGGCACGCCAGGAGACCTTGCCCTTACTGCCCTTGGCCGTGCTGACGCGCTTTTCCGCGTAGGCCATGACCCACCCCTCTGCCAGCTACTGTCCGGGGGCAGCACGCCAGTTGGGCACTATGACGCACTCAGTTCCCGGGATCTTCCCGTCGAGCCAGTTCAGTACCTGCTCGGCGATGTACAGCACCCACACTCCACCCCGCTGGACGAGCCACGCGCAGACGTCGAGGGGCATGCTCTTGACGCATCGAACTTCTACCCGCACCGGTCCCCCACTCCTTCAACCGAGGCGGCGGCACCTTCGTAACTGGTTGACCATGCAACCACACGGAGCGTGCGCAAGTGGAGGGGACTGCGCAACTTTTCAGTCCTGATCGGTCGTGTTGGTGCTGTCCGTGCGCCTGAGTTTGAGTTCGGTCTCTTCCCATCGCAGCAACGCGCGCTTCAGCTGCTCGGGGGTTGCGCCGTTGCGCCCCTTCACGATGACGACCATCTGCCCTTCCGGGCCGTCATCGTCGCTAGGCAAGTTGATCACCGCGGTATCGATCAGCGGCCCTTCGCGCAGCGCGGCCTGGATCCTCAGCGGCAGTTCCTCTGGGACCGTCACGGCGATGTTCTCGGCGGCGGCAGCGTCACGCACTTCCGCGTCGTGAGGCGTCAACGATTCGGTCGGTGACCCGCCGGCCAAGACCGCATCCACAGACCCGTCGTCCCAGCCGACAGTGCGGGCGTAGGCGCGAACGGTGGGGGTGACGCGGGAGATGTCGCCGTTTTCGATGTTGCGCATAGTGCCGCGCTTGACGCCGATCGACTCGGCGACGGCGGCCTGCTGAAGGCCCCGCGCCTCTCGGGCGGCCTTCAGTGCCGCGCCGAGCCGTGTCCAGTCTCGCTCCATGGCTACTCATCATGCCCTATTGCTGTGCAACCCCATAGCCCACTCTGAGCCTTTTGACCAGCAATTACCGAGCGTGCGGGGCGCATGGCGGTTGCATTCCGCGCGCCAGGGGCGCACGCGCAAGAGACCTGACACCCCATGCCATGTTCAGAAACTGAGCATCAAACGGGCCAGACCGCTTGCAGAACGTGTAGTCCAATGCTTAATCTCTGAGCGTGACACCGAACGGCAGCGCCATAAGGGCGATCCGCGAGGCTCAGAACCTGAGCATCCGCGCACTCTCTAACCGAACGGGCCTCAATCGCGGCTACCTCTCGCGCCTGGAGCGCGGGCTGATCCGGGACCCGGCCCACGAGCGGGTGGAGGCAATCGCACAGGCCATGCGCGTGCCGACTGACGCCATCACGCACAAGGAGACGACGTGACGACCACAACGGCCACGAGAAAGAGGCGCCCCACCGCCCCCCGTGGCGGTGCCGCCCCCGTCGTAGATCCACTTGCCGAGCTGAAGCACTACACGCCCGAAGAGGTCTACGAGATGGGCCTGTTGCCCATCAAGCCCCGGACTCTCCGTGACAAGGCGAGCGCGCGGCAGATCCCCCACAGCAACGCCGGTGGCCGAATCAGCTTCCTTCCGCGCCACATCCGCGAGATCGCCGCCATGTACGAGGTCCGGCCGATCAGCGAGACGAAGCCGGCCGCCTGAACTTCCGCACTCCTGACGCGAGTCGGGGCCGCAACCGGCTGGTACCCGGCGCGACCCCTGAACGGCTCGCCTCACCACTGAAGAAATGAGGCTCCCCGTGAGCACCGACTTTACCTCTCCTACTGCTCTGGCTGACGTCCAGCGCCGCGGGTACCTGGCCGCCTTGTCGGTGGCCGAGCAGGTCATCAGCATCTGCCCGCAGCTTCCGCACTCCGTCGAGATCGATTGCGCGTCGTTCGCGCCGAACGCCGCAGTCCGCCTGTACTTCCATCGCTCCGAGGCGGGCGTGGCCGCGCTGGCCCGTGAGCTGGCCGTGCCGACGTCGACCCGTCCGCACCGCGATGCCAATCCGGCCCCGTACACCTCGCTGAACACGACCGTGGCTGGCATCCCGGTCGAGGCCTGGACGCTGGGCGAGGCCCCGGCGGACGCCGAGGTGACGGCATGACGATCTCGCCTCTCGCTGCCGCCGCCCTCCGCGTGATCAACGCGGCGTGGGTGAACGGCACTTCGTACGACCTCGCCAGCCAGGCCGCGTACGCCCTGGAAGCCGCGCAGATGCTCCAGTCGCGGGAGACCGCCGCCGAGTTGAGGGATCTGCGGGCCCGGGTCGCCGAGCTGGAGCAGCAGGCCGCTGGTGTCCGCGCGGTGCACACGAAGTACACCGGCTCCGAGCACTGCCAACACGACGGCGAGCAGTGGCCCTGCCGGAGCATGCAGGCCGTGGGGGCGCCTCCCGAGGAGTACCTGCCTGCGCTGCCGTGGGCCCGGCTGATGGACGACGAGGACCGCGCGGACTTCCTGGACGAGCTGGCTGCGGCCGCTATCACGAACGCGGACAGCAGCACGGCCCTGGCAGAGGTCGAGGACACGTGCGGTCGGTGGCGGGCGATCGCCGAGGCACAGCACGCGCACAACACCGCGCCGGGCCCGGGCGCGCAGGAGCCGGAGCACCCGGCGCCGTGCCGGTGGCCGTCCTCCCCGGGCTGCACCTGTGTCGGCCCGGTGCCGTACGCGCTGACGCAGCAGGCCACCCGGGAGCTCGCTCGGCCGGCCATCGAGAAGCTGCAGAGCGTGCTCGCGCCGAGCCCGACGGCGGGTGCGTGATGAGGCACATCAAGGCCCGCCGCAACCGGCGGGGGCTCGTCGAGATCGACGTCACCCGGGATGCCGAAGGCCTGCTGGACCGGCTCGCCGTGCTCCACTCCAGCAACCCGGACCTGGTCGACGATCTGCTGCTGGAGCTGGGCACCGCGCTCCAGTTCAGGGAGAAGGCCCGGTCCGAGGGCGACGACCGTTTGCGGACGCTCGCCGCGGCTCAGGCCGACGCGGCCCGGGATCAACTCACCGCCTACATGGCCGCGGACAACCCGCCGCCGGTGGCGGCTGAGCTGTCCCGGCAGGAAGCGGTCGAGCTGGCCGCCGAGCTGCACGACGCGGCCGGGGTGGCTCGGCAGATCCGAGGTGCCGCGTGACCGCGATTGGCATCAGCACGCAGGCGAGGCGTCCGCGTGGCCACTCTGTCCCGCTTCGTGACAACACCCCCGCGGTGCGGGACGCCGCCCGACGACTCGTCGAGCGACTCGCCGCAGACCGTGCGGACGGGGCCGAACTCCTCGATGCGCTCGGCCTGAACGAAGAGGAGCCCTCATGAGCCTCGCCGACGTCTCCCGCCGCCTCATCCTCGCCGACGCCGTCCGAGCCGAGGGCGGTGAGTGGACCACGAAGCGCGTGGCCCGCACGTACCGCGCTGTCGGCCTGGACGTGCCGCTGCGCAAGGTCTGGCGCGACGACCTTGCACGCCTCGCCCACGACGGCGTCCTCACCCGCCACGACGCCCCGAACCGCCGCTTCTACACCCGCAAGGACGATGCCCGATGACCACGACCGTTTCTCTGACCGTCGCCGACCTGGCCAGCCTCGCCTTCACCAAGTGGGAGTCCGAGGGCGAAGCCAAGGGCGACGAGATGTTCGAGCAGCACCGCGAGGAATTCCTCACCTTCGCCCGCGCCAAGGCCCGCAGCGTCCTCGGCGAGGAGGCAGCCGCCCAGCTGGATTGGCAGTACGTCGGCACGCTCAATCTGCCGGCGGACACGGAGCAGGCTACGGCGAGCCTCGGGGAGGGCCGCGCCGAGTATCTGCAGTATCGCGTCGTCGACAGCGACGAGGTGACGTTCAACCTCGTGCAGCCGTGCGGCACGTGCGGGCACGACCAGATCAACGAGCTTCGCGACCTCACCCACCTCGGCGGTCTCCTCGAAACCGCCGCCGATCTTGCGAAGGCCGTGCAGGGCGGTGGCGACCGTGGCTGACCGCGTGAACCGCATCATCGCCGACGCGATGAACAAGGCCTACCTGCACCCGTGGGACGGCCAGGACAAGCACCCGGTGATCGTCGAGACGACCCAGCGGTATCTCGTCTGGGTCGAGGCCGACAACCTGAAGGAAGCCGTCGAGTGCCTCGGCGGCGACCCCGACTGGTACGAGGAGCTGACTCCCCAGAACGAGATCGATGGCGGCTACGACTGGTCGGTGAGGGCGCCGGAGGGATGGGACTGGGATGGGGATGTCTATCCCTTCACTCGGGTTGAGGGCCCCCGTCAGGCGTGCACCGAGTGCGGGACGGTCGCCCACGATGTCCGGTGGAAGCCCTGGCACAAGGAAGGCTGCTCCCGCTCTGGCGCCGCCCAGAAGGCGGTGACGGCATGAGCGACCGCCTGACCGAGATCGCGACCCGCGCGGCCGCCGCCACCAAGGGCCCGTGGAAGGTGGAGCGCGACGAACCGACGCTGTCTCGCCTGGTCTGCAACGACGACCGCACCCTCGAAATCGACTTCGGGTACCTCGGCAACAACACCCAGCCCGACGCCGAGTTCGTCGCCCACGCCCGCGAGGACGTGCCATGGCTGCTCGCCGAGCTGGAGAAGTACGTGGGCCACGAGCCGACGGTGGCGGAGGAGATGCAGTTCCTGCGCCGCTGCTTCACCGCGCTGGGGGAGCTCGCCGGGCGGTTGGAAGAGATGGCCTCCGAGCAGGATCGCCGAGCCGACATGGCGCCGCTCGGAATCCTCGTCGCCGTCAATGACGGCCGAGCCCGGACGAACCGCGCCGCAGCCCGCGCCATCAAGGCCGCCCTCACCACCGGCTACCTGCCGCATGACCTCATGACCGACGCCGAACTGGAGCAGCACGGTCCGGCCGGGGATGGGGGTGCGGCGTGACGGACACCGCGCTGGCCGGGGAGCGATCCCCGGCCGCCGGCCCGGTCGTGGTCGGTCACTTCGAGCCCGGCTCGGAGGAGTGGCACGCGGCCCGGCGGAACGGGATCGGCGGCAGCGAGATCGCCGCGGTCCTCGGCGTCAGCCCGCACGAGTCCCACTTCTCCTTGTGGCACCGCAAGCAGGGCCTGATCGCCCCGGTGCAGGAGTCCGAGGAGATGTACTGGGGGAAGGTCCACGAGCCCGGCATCTGCCGCAGGTTCGCCGAGCTGCACCCCGAGCACCCGCTCAACGTCGCCCCGACGTACGCCGCGGCCGCCCGGCGCTGGCAGATCGCCAACCCGGACCGCATCTGGGGCCCGGACCTGCTGGAGGCCAAGACCGCCCGCACCGCTGACGGGTGGGGAGAACAGGGCACGGACGAGATCCCGGTGCACTACCGCGCGCAGTGCATGCAGTACCTCGACGTTCTGCAGCGGCGCCGCTGCTGGGTCGCCGTCCTGATCGCCGGGAGCGAGTTCCGCGAGTACGTCGTGGAGTACGACCCGGCCGAGGCCGCACTGCTGCGGGACGCCGGGGCCGACTTCATGGCGTCGCTCGCCTCCGGCACCCGGCCGGACATCGACGGCCACACCTCCACCTACCAGGCCATCAAGGAACTGCCCGACGGCCTCGACGACATCGACGTCGAGATCAGCACCGGCCTGCGTGACGACTACTTCGCCGCACTCGACACCGCCAAGGCCGCCGACACCGAGCGCCGCCGCCTGGCCGGCCTGGTCCTCGACGAGATCGGCGCCGGCCGCCGCGCCGTCGTCGGCCGCCAGCTCGTCGCCACCCGCACCGTCCGCGACGGCCGCACCCACTCCCTCCAGCCCGCACGAAACCGGAGCGCAGCATGACCGGACAGACCATCGGCAACGCCCTCGAAGTTCGTGACACCGGCCCCGCCGCCATGGTGGAGACCTACCGCGCCGAGTACGCCGCCCTCGTCCCCTCCCACATCAACGTCGATCAGTGGATTCGCCTTGCCGTCGGCGTCATCCGCGGCGACGAGTACCTGGAGAAGGCGGCCCGGAACGACGTCGGCGTCTTCCTCCGCGAACTGAAGACCGCGGCGCGCCTCGGGCTGGAGCCTGGCACCGAGCAGTTCTACCTCACCCCGCGCAAGTCCAAGGCACACGGTGGCCGCCTGATCATCAAGGGCATCGTCGGTTACCAGGGCATCGTCGAGCTGATCTACCGGGCCGGCGCAGTGTCCTCCGTAGTCGTCGAAGCGGTCCGGGCAAACGACACCTTCACCTACGTCCCCGGACGGGACGAGCGGCCCGTCCACGAGATCGACTGGTTCGGCGGCGCCCGCGGTGACCTGGTCGGCGTCTACGCCTACGCCGTCATGAAGGACAACGCGACCTCCAAGGTCGTCGTCCTCAACCGACAGCAAGTCATGGAGGCCAAGGCCAAGTCCGACGGCGCGAACGGCAAAAACCCCCAGTACTCCCCGTGGAACACCAACGAGGAGGCCATGTACCTCAAGACCGCCGCGCGCCGCCTCGCCAAGTGGGTGCCGACCAGCGCCGAGTACATGCGCGAGCAGCTGCGCGCCCAAGCCGAAGTTGCCGGGGAAGCGAAGCCGGCCCTGGGCGCCGAGCCGCTCGGGCCCATGCCGTCAGTGGACATCCCCGACGACAGCGACGAGCCGATCGAGGCCGAGTTCGTGGACGACGAGACCGGCGAGGTGCGGTCGTGAGCCGCCGCAGCAGGCAGGCCGCGGCGCTGGCCCGGACCGTCACCCGGCTGACCACCGACCGATCCCGGTACACCACCCGCATCGACCGCCTGGCCCGCGCCCTGTGGACCACCCGCCGGGAGCTGGCCGCGCAGAAGCGCGTCAACGACTGGCTTGCGGATCAGCTGTTCAGCTCCCTGGGCTACACCGACGCTGCGCCGAAGCGCCTGGACGTGCCCGCCCGTACTGCCGCCGGCTGCGAGCCGGGAGAGGTGACGTCATGAGGAAGATCGACATGCCGCCGGGGAACACCGAGCAGGACTGGCGCCACGACGCCGAGTGCCGGGAAGAGGAACCGGAGCTCTTCTTCCCTGCCGGGAACACCGGCCCCTACCTGCTGCAGATCGCGCAGGCCAAAGCCGTCTGCCAGCGATGCCCGGTGCTGCAGGCCTGCGGGCAGTGGGCGCTGGACACCCACCAGGACGCGGGCGTGTGGGGGGCGATGAGCGAGGACGACCGGCGCGCAATGAGGCGCCGGATCGCCCGGATCCGCGCACGGAACGGAGCCAGCGCATGAGCCTCCCCGAGATCCTGCTGGTCATCGCGTTCTGGGCCGTGGTCGCCGCCGCGGTCGCGCTGCGCCTCGGCCCGGTCCTCCGCCGCCACCAGCCCGCTGCGGTCCCGCCGTACGCCCGCTTCACCCCGCCCCCGCCGGGCGCCCGGTACCTGGCCTGTGACACCACGATCTGCGGCCATATGACCACCGTCCACACCCCGCAGCCCAGCGGCGCCTACCGCTGCACCAACTGCGGCCACACCAAGGGGGACTGACATGCACACCACCACCCACCCGCTCGCCGGGCAGACCGTCACCGTCACCCCCGCCGCCGCGGTGTTCGGCCACGCCGACACCACGCCGTTCGACCTCCGCATCGAGGACTGGAACGACCGTGTGTTCGGCAGGTCGTGGGAGGCCATGGAGGGGCACCCGGCATCGCTCGGCTACGCCCTCCGCGCCGCCCTCGGCCACCTGCCCCTCGACAACGACGTGGTCTACGGCAAGGACGACCGCGGCTTCGGCCACCTCATCCACACCCACGAGATCGCCGGCGGTGCGCAGTGATGTACCGCCACGACAGCGAGCTGTCCGTCATGGACTGGTTCTGCGGCGCCGGAGGCAGCAGCCAGGGCGCGCACGCCGTTCCCGGCGTCCGTGTCGAACGCGCCGCGAACCACTGGCTCCGCGCGATCGAGTCGCACGCCGCGAACTTCCCCACCACCGATCACTACCAGGGCGACATCCGCAAGGCGCCCGTGTGGGACTGGCCGGTGACTGACATCTTCTGGGCGTCCCCGGAGTGCACGAACTGGTCGGTGGCTAAGGGCAGGAAGCGTTCGTTCGACAACGCCATGCAGGGAGACCTGTTCTCGCTCCTCGCCGCCCAGGACGACGAGGACGAGCCGACCGCCGAGGAAGAGTCCCGCGCGCTGATGGAGGAAGTGCCGCTGTACCTCCGCGGTGTCCAGGAACGCGGCGGCCTCGTGAAGGCCGGCGTGGTGGAGAACGTCACCGACGTGCGGGCGTGGACGGACTGGAACCGGTGGCTCGGCGAGATCCACAAGCTCGGCTACCGCACCCGCGTCATTGCGCTCAACTCGATGCACGCCAACCCGCGGTCGGTGCACGCCGCCCCGCAGTCGAGGGACCGGCTGTACGTCGGCTACTGGCACGAGTCCCTGGGCCGCACCCCCGACTGGGACAAGTGGCTCCGCCCCCGGGCGGTGTGCGACACCTGCGGACCAGTGCAGGCCGTGCAGTCGTGGAAGCGGCCCGGTATCGACATGGGCCGCTACCGCCAGCAGTACGTCTACCGCTGCCCCAACACGGCCTGCCGCAACCGGATCGTCGAGCCGGAGGCGCTTCCGGCGCTGGCCGCGATCGACTGGTCCATCCCGGGGCAGCGCATCGGCGACAAGCCGCTCAAGGAGTTCTTCTCGGACAAGGCCAAGACGAAGTCCCTCGGCTTCCACCCGCTTGCGCCGAAGACTCTCACCCGCATCGAGGCCGGGCTCGCGAAGTTCGCGGTGCCGATGATGGTCCCCGCGGGCGGCACGTGGCGGAACGACGCGACCGCCGTCATCGAACCGATGCCGGCCCGCACTACCCGCGAGAACGACGCGCTGGCGATCCCGCCGCTGCTGGTGCCAGTCGAGGGCCGCGACGGGAAGACGGCCGCGGCCGCGCACGCACCGATGCGGGCCCAGACCGCACGGAACGAAACCGGCCTGGCCTGGCTGCCGTTCGTCGCTGAACTCCGCGGCGGCGGCAGCGTGGCCCGATCCGTCGCGGAGTCCCTCGCCACGGTGACGGCGTCCGGCAACCACCACGGCCTCGTCACTCCGGAACTGCCCGCGTTCGTGATGCGGAACAACAGCAGCAAGGGTGACGGCGGCGAGCACTGCACCCCGGCCCGGGAGCCGTTCCGCACGGTGACGACGGCCGGCCACCAGTCCCTCGTCACGTGGGAGCACCTGCTGGTGCCGTACTACGGCAACGGCACCGCCCGCCAGGTGACGCAGCCGATGGGCGCGCTGACGACGAAGGACCGGTACGCCCTCGTCCACGGCAAGCCGGCGATCGAGGACGTGCTGTTCCGCATGCTGGAGCCGCACGAGATCGGCCGCGCGATGAGCTTCGCGGACTCGTACACGGTCCTCGGCTCGAAGCGGGAGCGCGTCCGCCAGTACGGCAACGCCGTCACCCCGAACGCCGCCGAAATTCTCCTGTGCGCGCTCGTCGAGGCCATCACTGGAGATGAGCTGTCCCGCCACGTCGAGGGAACAGCGGCGTGACGGCCGACCCGCGCCCGTGCGAGGCCGTCGGCGAGCACACCGGCCAGGTCCGCCCGTACCCCTGCGGCCGCCGCTGCTCGGCTCACGCCCCGTGGGCGCTGGCCGGCCAGCCCGAGCCACAGCCGGGCCCCGGCTGGCCGTCCGACGCCTGGTCGACGCCCAGCCCGCAGTCCTCCAGCCGCGTCCACGACGCCCGTGCCATCGCCTCCGGCAAGCGCCGCTCCTCTCCCACCACCTACCGCGCCGCACAAGCCGCCGTCCGGAAGGACAGGACCGCATGACCAACACCGACGGTCAGTTCACCGAGGACACCGACACGATCATGACCGCGCTCGCCCACGGCGTGACCGGCGACACCGAGGCCGGTCTCACACTCCTCGAACCGATCGCGCAGCGCGGCCCGGTGCATGCGGCCGGAATCTGCGCCGCCCTCGCCGAGACCCTGAGCACAGAGGCCCGAGCCCACCAAGAGCCCGGCACCTTCTTCGGGTTCTTGGTGGCGACCACCGACGGCCAGCCGGCCGACGCCAACGACCTGCCGCCCGGGATCCGGTTCGCCGTTCAGTTCAGCACCGCTTGGGCCAACGGCGAACGCGACACGGCATACAGCTTGTTCGACGCCCTCACCGACGGCCAGACCGACGAACAGATGCAAGCCCTGGGCGACGGCATCGGCGCCCTCTTCGAGATGGCCAGCGTGTCGCTGCGCGAGGTCGTCGACCGCAAGCGCGCCGAGAAGAGCGGCCGGTGATGCCTTCCCGCCTCCGGATCCGGTACACGGACTGGCCCGTGCCGGCCGTCGAGCTCACAGACACTCCGCGGCCCGGCTGCCCGCACTGCCACGGCACCGGTGCTGTCGAGCAGGACAGCGCGGCGGGTGTCCCGATCACCGCCTACTGCGACTGCTGGCGCCCCGAGCGCGCCTGGCTCCTCACCTACGTACCCCGCTGGATCGCCCGCCGCTGGCTCGACTGGAGCGAACGCCCCTACTTCGACGCCCCGCCCTTCTGAACAGGAGAACACCATGCCCGACCAGCCGTACACCACCGCCGACCTCCACGCCGAAGCCGCCCGCCAGCACGCCACCCTCGCCGCCGACCCGGACTTCATGGGCATCGGCGAGCAGATGGAAGGGGCCGCCATCCCCTCCACGGTCGTCAGTCTGGAGCCGGAGACCGGCGAAGCCGTGGAGTTCTCCCAGACCTGGGACCAGCTCAGCGAAGCCGCTTTCGAGACGGCCCAGAAGGCGATCGACGACCTGCTCACGAAGGCCGCCGACCTCTCCGAATGGGCCGTGCGGCTCGGTACCGACGGACTGGAGCCCGACGCGCACTTGATCACCGTCGGCGCCGGCGAACGGCCCATCGCCCGGATCCACTTCGCGTTCTCGCCCGACATGGAGGACGAGACGCGGACCGCCCTCGCCGAAGGCGTCAGCCAGGCCATCGCCAACGCCCTGTAGCCCCACCCCTGCACGGCCCCGGGGCGGGGCGACCACACGCCCCCGCCCCGGGCGCACGCCACACCGCACCAGCAGAGAGAAGTTGCCAATGCCCTGGGTCCGCCTCGACGACCGGTTCCCCTCGCACCGGAAGGTCGCTCTGCTCTCTGACAAGGCGTTCCGGCTCTACGTCTCGGCGCTCTGCTGGGCGTCGGAGAACCTGACCGAGGGCAAGATCCAAGACCGCGAACTGACACTTGTGGCGCGCGTTCGCGGCATGAAGTCGGCAGCACGGGAGCTAGAGGACGCTCGGCTTTGGGACCGGGTTTCTGACGGCTGGATGATTCACGACTTCCTGGAGTACAACCCCGACCGCGCCAAGGTGAAGGCCGACCGTGAAGCCAACGCGGCACGTCAGCAGGCGTATCGGGATCGCAAGAAGGCCGAACGGGAAGCCCGGAAGGCTGCGGAACAAGCCGAACGTAACGGTGACCGTAACGGCGTTACGCCCTCTGTACGTAACGGGGGGAGTAACGACACCCCGTCCCCGCCCCCGTCCCAGGTTCCTCCTACGG